TGATGAAGCGGAAGCAAGACAACTAATACAGTATAAAAAAGGCATTGTATCAACGTCAAAGCCTAAAGAAAAAGCAAAGAAAACTGATAGAACTATTAAAAGCAAGGACTTAAAAACCCGTGACTAATTTTAAAGTTATAAAAGCTTTTAATCGAAATGGTAACAAAATCAAAAAGGGTGAGATCATTGATGTCATCCCTTGCAGTGTTGATAAGCTTACCGCTAGAGGCTTTATTGCAGTGAATGATAGTAATGATGATGTCTTGCTAGAAGAAATAATTGAAATAATAGAGAATGATGATGACGCTCAACCTATCGAGTAACGCCTTTTTTGAACTTAAAGACTTTGCTGTTGAGTGCCAATGGACAGTTGTATCATCTCAGGACAAATATCTGGTAGTAGGGATCTTTGATAATACTTTTTATGAAGCTTTTAATGAGTTTGGTTCAGGTGTTAGCACTAGTTCTCCAGTATTTACTATGAAAACAGACGATATTCCTGACGGAGCATCAGATCAGAATGATTTATTGCTTGTGCCTATAACTACAAAAGGCCGTGTTGCTAAAATATCTTACAAAATTAAAGTAATTGAAAAAGATGGAACTGGGGTTTCAATTATAAGGTTGCAGAAGCAATGAGTCATGCTCGTCAAAAAATAAGAGATGCAGTTGTCTTATTGATAACTGGTCTAACGACTACAGGGTCTCGTGTCTTTGATACACGATTATACAATCTTGATCCTGATGTAAATTTACCAGGTCTTGTGGTTTATACACAAAACGAGACCTCAGAAAGAAGCGACTTTAGTCCAAACAATTACTCTAGGGAATTAGATGTAGTAATTGAAGGCTATGTCGAAACCAATTCTACAGTTGAGAACACTCTTGATACTATAAGTCTTGAGGTGGAAAACGTCTTGGGAGCAAATCCCTTGCTAAATGACACCGCAACGACATCAGAATTAACTCAAACTGAGATAGAATTTGACGTGATGGGCGAAAGGCCTATTGGGATAATTCGACTAACTTTATCAGTGACTTATTACACATTGAGCACTGATAATTCAACAAATCAATAATAAAACGGAGAATTAAATGGCATATTATACTGGGGTATTGGCCTCAATTAAAATTGGTGATTCAGTTGCACCAACAGACATACTAGCTCAATGCACAAGCTATTCAGTCGATAAACAACTTGAATCAGTAGATGTTTCACATATTGGAAGTGCAAGCAAGACCTTCACTTCTGCTCAAGAGTCCTGGTCTTCAACAATGGAAGTTTCTTGGGATCCGGAAAGTGGAGCACAAGCTAAGTTATTTGAAAGATCAGCAGGTGCTTCAACATCAGTACATTGCGAGTATTATTATGAGGGAACTGTTTCTGCCGATAAATACTTAAAAGGCGAAGGATTTATTACAGGCATTGCATGGTCACAAGAACCCTCAGGTGTAATCACCGGAAGCATTTCCATACAAGGTACAGGCGCATTAACCGAAGGTGTTGTTGTTTAATAATGGACATGTCTGAAAGGCTAAAAGCCATGCAACAAAACAGAGAGAAATATCCTGTTACGTTGCCAGGTCTCGGTGAAGGTGAAGAAAAAGACCTACATTGTTTTTTTTATAAAATGACTGTTAGAGATGACGAAAAACTCAGAAAACGTCATAAAGACTTTTACAAAGATATGACAGATGGGGATGTTCCATCTTTTTCAGCCATGATTGATTTAATGCTAATAAAATTAGTCGATGATGAAGGTGTAAAAATCTTTAATGATGGTGACAGAATGTTTCTCACTGGATTAGATGTTGGATATGTAACAAAAGTTGCAACTGACATGATGGCTAATCTTTTTGATATAGATTCAATAGAGTCTGCGGAGGGAAACTCCAAAGCGGTTGGTTAATGAGTCAATATGTCGTGGCTGACCGCCTTCATACTACAATCGACACAATAAAAAACATGTCAATCCATGAATTTCATCATTGGATTGCTTATCTTCAATTAGAACAAAAGAGAATCAAAAAAAGTGAACAAACTTCAAACCAATTTAGTCGCTAAAGATAAAACCAAACAAGCGTTTGCATCTTTTAGAGGATCAATTAAAACCTCAACAGGAGCAATGAAAGGACTTGGAGCAAGTCTTGGTGCTTTTATTGGTGTTGCATCTTTAATGAGGTTAAAAGACCTTACAAAAGACGCTTTGGATTTTGGCACTAATATTCAAATCACGGCAAACAAAATTGGTGTGACAACCAAAGAATTGCAAGCCTTTAGATTAGCAGGTCAACAATTTGCAGGAATAACAGGTCGTACCCTGGACATGGGCTTGCAAAGATTTTCAAGACGTTTAGGAGAGGCTAACCAGGACACAGGCGAGCTAAAAGGAACACTGGCACTGTTAGGCATTAGCACAAAAGATGCTGATGGAAATGTCCGAAGTGTAACTGATGTTTTAATGGATTATGCAGACGGCATTAAAAATGCTTCAAGTTCATCAGAGCAACTAAGATTAGCTTTTAAAGGCTTTGATTCTGAAGGTGCTGTATTAGTTGAATTATTTAAAAATGGTTCATCAGAAATGCGAAAGTTTATTCAAGAAGCGCAAGTAACTGGTGCAATAATGTCAGATGTAATGTCAAAAAAAGCGCAAGATTTAAATGATATTATGGCGATGCAGTCTCAAATAATAAAAACACAATTATCCGAAGCTTTTATTGGCTTAGGGGGAATTTTAGTTGGACTAACAACAATTACTGCAAAAGTATCAAAAGAAATTAATGATTTATTTACAACGATAACAACTAGAGCTTCAAAACAAGCAGAAAAAGAACTTATGACCATTGAGCAAGTTCAAGCAAAAATTGAATCACTTGAAGAATCAAAATCAACTGGATTTATGTCAGGTATGCTTGGTGAGGCTCAAAGAAATCAAAATGTTGATAAAGAAATTGAAGGCCTTAAAATTTATATAAAAGTTTTAGAAGATACCGCTAGGAAACTTGAACAAACAGAACAAGCATCAAGAAGCTTTGGCAAAGGCTTTTCTGAAGGCATAGCCAATATGAAACTTCCAACATTAGCTGAAGAAGGTCAAAAGTTTGCTGTTAGTTTTCAAACAGGTCTATCAGGTGCATTTGATAGCATTATTGATGGTACAAAATCTGTTGGTGAATCTTTGAAAGACCTTGGAAAAACATTAATAAAACAAGCTATTAAAATGCTAATTTTTAGAACAATTCTTTCTCCAATAACGGGATCAATCGGTGGATTATTTGGTGGTGGTGGTTCGCCTATAAAAGATTTTGGAATGAAAATGGGTGGCTCAGTCAGTAAAAATAAACCAATAATTGTTGGTGATGGAGGAAATGGCAGTGGAACAGAAATGTTTATTCCACATTCTTCAGGAAGTATTATTCCAAACAACAGGCTTGGTGGCGGTGGTGTAACGATTGTGCAAAATATTAGTCTCTCAGGCGATGTATCAGCACAAATAAGATCACAGGTAATGTCAATGTTGCCAGGAATAGCAGATGCTTCTAGAGGAGCTGTAATTGAGGCACAACGCAGAGGACAACCCGCATGAGTATAACTTACCCACTATCAGTTCCTAATTATACGTCTTTTTCAAGTGTCCAACTTGTTGCAAAAAATACAGTTGGGATGACATCTTCACCTTTTACTCAAGCACAGAAGGTTTATAAATGGGCTTCAGGAGAGTATTGGGAATGTGACATTGGTATTAAGGCAATGACAAGAGCTCAATTTGAAGATTTTTCTACTTTTATTATTAAATTAAAAGGCATGTATGGAACATTCAGTCTTTCACCTGATCCCAATGGCCGAACTGTTCGTGGTTCTGCATCTTCAACACCTGGTAGCCCACAAATAAACGGAGCTCAAAACTCAAATTCAAATTCAATTGATATTACTGGAGCACCTGCATCAGTAACCGGCTATCTTCTTTCAGGCGATTATATTCAAGTCGGAACTCAACTTTTAAAAGTCTTAGAAGATGTAAACACTAACGGAAGTGGCGATGTTAGTGGAGTTAATGTTTTTCCACAAATAAGGACTGCATTAAGTGGTTCTGAACCTATTATTGTTGAAAATGCCGTTGGTGTTTTTAGACTCGCAGACAATAATACAACCTGGAACATATCAACTGCGAGCATATACGGGATCAGCTTCAGTGCTGTTGAATCAATATGAGAAAATTTATAGAAAATCTATTAAAGTTTTTAGGTTTATTAAAAGAAAAACCAAAACCAAAACCAAAAGCAAAGAAAAAACCAAAGAAAAAAGTTAAAAAAACAACTAAGAAGAAGTAATTATGCCAAAAAATATTAATTTTAATGTTACAGATGACACTTTAGAGCCTTTTTATGCTGTAGAGCTTATGTTTAGTCCTAATATAACAAGAAATACAATAGTTAATGTTGTTAATCTTGGCGGTGGTAACCTTTATTCACTTGATAGCAACGCTAGTTGGGATGGCCTAGTTGTCGGTAGGGGAAACACTATTGTTTTTGACCAAAGCGATATTAGCAATTCTAATCATCCACTAAGACTTTCAACAACACTTGATGGCACTCATGGTGGAGGTGTTGAATACACAACTGGCGTTACAATAAGTGGTATTCCTGGACAAGTGGGAGCAAAAACAGAATGGATTGTTGATTCTAGTTTATCGCAAGGTGACATTTTATATTATTATTGTTCAAATCACTCAGGTATGGGCGGTTCAATAACTGTTGCCAATGCTGAACAAAGATTTTGGACAGGTTTTGGTCAAATTACAATTGGTTCGGACATTTATTATGGAACGGGTGATTTGGGATCTGTTGGAGATATTACGGAAACTCAGTCTGTAGAATCCAGAGGTGTTAATTTATCTTTATCAGGAATACCAAGTAATTTGATAGCTGATGCAATGTTACAAGACTATCAAGGCCAAGTCGCAAGAATTTATTTTGGAACTTTGACAAATGGTCAATTAGTAGTTCAACCTTATCTTTTTCTTTCAGGTTATATGGATGTAATGAATGTTCTTGTTGATGGTTCTACAAGTACAATAACTTTAACTATTGAAAACAGAATTGCTGACCTTTTAAGAACTAAGGTCACACGCTATACAAACGAAGACCAAATTGCGCTTTTTCCAAACGACATAAGCCTGAGGTTTGTTGATGCAATTCAATCAGATAAGGAAATTCTTTGGGGTGTTCCAACTGATGTTGTTGGAAGGACTTTTAAAGTACCAACACAAGAAGAATTATTAGAGCAAATAAAAAACATGCCTTTTCCATTTTAATGACTGATTTAGATAAATTTATTGAAGAAAGGCTTAATCAACCTTTTGTTTGGGGTGAAAATGATTGCATAACATTTTGTATGGATGCAATTAAAGTATGTACTAGAATTGACCATTTAAAACTTGAAAATGTTAGAACCTGGAATACTCCGCAAAGTGCAAAAAAAACACTCTTAAAAATGAAGATTCCAACAATGTTTGATTTGTTTGATAAGAGATTTAAAAGAATAACCAACAAACACAAATTAAGAGATGGTGACATTGGAATTGCTCCAGTTGGTGCAATAGATAATTTCTCAAAAGATACAGCCCTTGTATTTTATAAAGATATTTTTCTAGCTCCAGGACTTCACGGAATTGAAAGAATTAAAATTGATATTGTTGAACACTTTTTCGATATTAGAAACATTAGGATGAAATAATGCCACCTGTAGGAAATTTTATATTAAGCATTTTAGTAGGTATTGGAACAGGTGTTGGAACTGCTCTTGGATTTACTTCTGCTTTTGCAATGGCTGTAACAGGAGCGGTAATTTTAGGAGGTAGCATCCTTCTTTCATCAGCATTAGCACCTAAGATGCCCGACTTAAATGCAATGCTAAATCGTGGAACAAACATCAGAAGTCCTGTTTCATCAAGAAAATTAATTTATGGAAAAGCTAAAGTTGGCGGAACTTATGTATTTATTTCTGAAGGCAACGTAAATACTGATAGAAAATATTTATATTTATTATTTGCAATGGCATCCCATGAAATTTCATCATTTGACAGAATATTTATTGGCGATGATGAAGTAACAATAAATGGCTCAGGCGTTGTAACATCGCCAACTCGATATTATCCAAATTCAGAAACAAGAGCAGAATTTTATGTTGATATGCTTGGAGCGTCTACTTCTCAAACTTTAAATACTAAATTTTCAACATATACCGATTTGACAGCAACTGACCATTTTAAAGGTATGGCAATTTTACAATCAGTTTTAACCTATGACCCTGAGACTTGGGTTTCAGGAATACCAAACATTAGCGTTATTGTGTCAGGCAGAAACGATATATATGACCCACGAACAGGAACATCAGGTTTTTCACAAAATCCTGCATTATGTGTAGCAAATTACTTAATGTCTGATTTAGGGCTTGGACTTAGCACAAACGACATTGACTGGACTTCCGTTACAGCTTCAGCAAATGTTTGTGACGAATTAGTAGACCTAGACACTAGTCCAACTACGCAACAAAAAAGATACGAATGCAATGGAGTAATTGACACACAAAATGACATTAAAACTAACATTGAAAGTCTTTTAACCAGTATGGCAGGATTTATGGTTGTTGAAGGTGGAAAATATAAAATCTTTTCTGGCAGTTATAGAGCACCAACATTAACGATTGAAGAAAAAGATTTAATTAGCGGTTATCAAATACAAACAAAAAATCGAATTTCAGACCAATTTAATAAAGTGGTTGGATTATATCAATCTGAAGAAACTAATTTTCAACCGACTAATTATCCTGAAATAACTAATGCAAGTTATGTGGCAAGTGACGGCCAAGTTTTAGAAAAACAAATAAATTTAACTTTTACTGATAGCACTGCAAGGGCTCAAAGAATTGCAAAAATTTATCTTGAAAAATCACGACAACAATATCAAGTTTCATTATCAGTAAATTTAGAAAACTTTACATTATCTCCTGGCGATTCATTAATGTTGACCTTGCCAAATTTAGGCTTTAATCAAAAAATATTTGAGGTCATGGAATATAAGTTTGGAGGCAATTTAGCTTTAGGCTTAGAATTAACACTAAGAGAAACAAGTTCATCAGTTTATGATTGGAGCACTGCTGAAGAACAAATTGTTACTCCTGCACCTGCATTAGATCCAACATATAATAGAAATGTTGCCGTTCCAAGTTTTTCTATAACACAAGTTCAAGAAGTTGCAGAAGATGGTTCAATTGTTGAACTATGCCAGGTTGATATTGTAGACCCTGTTGATGACCCGCATGTAAATGTTTATTTAGTAAATCAAAAAGCATCGACAGAATCTACTTATGCAGAAATTTCAGTTGATAGGGAATTTAACACATGAGCAGTTCACAAATATTAGAGCAAAGAGTCGATGACCATGAAAAGTTATGTTTAGAAAAATATGACAATATTAAGTTAAGATTGGTGCGCATTGAAGCAATATTAATTGGTTCAACTGCAAGCGTAATTGGATTGCTTATTAAAATTGCAGTGTTTAATTAGAGTTAATATGATAGCAAATTTATTAATTGGAAATGTCGCAAAAATATTAAATAAATCTATATTAGACAAAGACTTAAAAGCTGAACTTGAAGCTGAACTTATGATGGCTATTAATGAAGTTGATAAGGCACAGTTAAAGTTAAATTTACAAGATTCAAAGAGTTCAAATTGGTTTCAAAGTATGTGGAGGCCATTCATTGCCTGGACTTGTTGTCTTGGTTTTGTTTTAAATTTTTTGATTTCACCGATCTTAGTTCCATTTGGAATAATTGTTCCGCAAGCTGACACAAGCGTTATGTTGCCTGTTTTAATGGGTATGTTGGGTCTTGGAACAATGAGAACGTATGAAAAGAAATTAGGAGTTAATAAATGACACGAGTTCAATTTCCTGTTGTATCAGGTCAAACGATACAGGTTAGAGTTGGAGCTCAAAATGATGTTGGTTTTCAATCCGATATGTCAGCCGTACAGAGCATTATTATAAATCCATCTTCAACTGCACCAGGTGTTCCAACAGGCTTCACAATAAGCTCAACTGCGCTTTCAATTGTTGTTTCCTATGTAAACCCTACAAATAAAGATTTAAGAGGCGTGGAACTTTGGTGGAGTACAAGTGCCGGCGGAACTTATGCTCTTTATGATACGATGGGTGGAGTACCAGGAGAAGAAAGCAAGTTCAACCTTAATTGGGGTGATGTTGTAAATGGTATTACATTTGTTTTAGGTACAAGTTATTATTTTAAGTTAAGAGCCGTTTCAACAAGTGGAGTAACCTCAAGTTATACTGTAAATTCTAGTGGTGTTTATGGAACTGTAAACACAGGACAAGTAACTCAAAATGCAATTTCCAATATGTTTAATTCTGTTGTCACATCAAATTCAGCCGTTTCAACAGTTAGAGATACTATTAATTACAACAGTACAGGTAACCAGTTACAAGGAATTATGATTTCAACAATATCGTTAGGAACTGTATCTTCAGATATTGCAGGTTTTAGTATTGTTGCCAATGCAATGTGTCAAAAAAAATCTACTTGGACACTTGGAAGTAATATTTATGTCATTGGTGCAATATTGCAAGAAGTAGCAGGGAATAATTATTGGGAGCTTGCAACAGGGGGTTCAAATACAACCTTTTTAGGTGAAGACATTCCTAGTAATCAAGATTTTGATATGGGTGTTCAGCGCACATATTCATCATCTTTAATAGATACATCAGGAGATGTTATTGGAACAACGGGTTCTAAATATGGATTATTTTTATTTACAAATACAGAGCCCACTTATTCTCTTGGAGTTTTTGCAGGAACAGGTCTTTCTGTTACGGAGTTAAAAAGATGAGTTTAGAGATGTTAAAAGGTTATTTTTATAATTCTGAAGGTGAGTTAATAAATTGGTATGTCGGATATGGTGATTTAGATAATATGGAAGAATTATTATTATATAAATATCCATGTGTAGGTTTTGTAAATAGCAAGTCTGTTGACGTTAATTTATACAAATATGACTTTGAAAATAATGCTTTGGTGATGCGATAATGTTCATCTATAAAGCATACTTAATAAGGGTCATAAATGGATCTAGTATCAAGGCCACAATTGACCTTGGATTTGGTGTCATGTTGAGCAATATGACAGTGCACTTAATGGGCTTAAAATCACCTGGTGGAATCGAAGGAGAAAAGAGCAAAGAATATTTAAAAACACTCTTGCCAACAACCTTCACAATTAAAACCAAACTCGATGAAAATTTAATTCTTGGTGACATACAAAGCCAAGGCGAAAGCATAAATGACAAGATGTTAAATAGTGGACTTGTGGATAAGTTTGGAGAATAAAAGTTAACCAAAAGTTAACCAAAAATATTTTGACTAGGATAAATTAGAATAGCAAAGAATGAACAATTAAATCTTATTACACCAAGTCAGATAAAGCTTTCAATGTAAACTACTGATTCTATTAGATTAAAAAAATCCATTATTAACGACTTTTAATCAGCTTGTCGCAGGTTCGAACCCCGCAGGGCTCACCAAGGTATTTAAGGCTAAATACAGCCATTCTAAGTCTTTACCATCTTCCCAATATTTCTTAAAAAACCGACAAAAATAAAAAGTTAACCAAAAGTTAACCAAAAAAGTTTGACTTAGCATTTTTTATCCCCATTATAATATACATTGAAGTATGTGGATTACTTCAAAATATAATAACTAGGAGATTACAATGAGTATAATAAAGACCAAAGTTTGTTTCGATGATTATTTTGAAACTTTACATAATGACGATTTAAAAATTAAAAATATTAAATCTGCATTTTTATATGATGCCTATGCAGATCCAAATATTTTTTGGAATGGTTGGGCTTGTCCATATTTTGAAAAAGAAACTTTTGAAAGATTTGTTGAATGGCAAGAAAAAAATTCTGATGATAGCGATCTGCTTGATCAAATTAAATCAGTTGAACCTGAAAATATAAATGGATTAATTCTATATGATGTTAGTTTGGGATTATGTTGGAATATATATAATGAGTAAAGTCACAAAAATAAATTTAACTAATACTGATAAAAAAAAGTTTAGTTATTGGTGCGTTGATGCAAGAAGCATTGGATTAAAAAAATATTATAAAAATCCAAATACAAAGCAAAGATTTGAGACAAAAAAAGACGCTGAAATCTTCCTTGATAAACTTAAAAATATTGAAGTAAAAAGACATCAATCTTATGATGCAAAAACACCTCAAATAGAACCTCAAAAAAATGACTTATTAGTGACTGACATTTGTGGCATTGGTGACTCTAAAAATGATAATATAGGAATTTACCTTGCAAAACGATTTAAGGAAGTTGAAAGACAAAATTTAAGTCGTTCACAGTTTGACGGAATACGAAATTCTATACGTGTATTTTTATTATTTACCTCGCATAAAAGTTGGCTCGACATAAATTTAAAAAGAGACCCTGAAATAATTTTAAATCAAATGCTAGAGCATAGAATTTTATATGCTATAAAAAAAGAAACTAATAATTTAACAAAAGCTTCAGCCTGGACAACTTTTTTGCAAGACATAAAAAACATTAAGAAAATGAGTTCATGGATTGCTAATGAATATGATTGTGATGATAAATTTAAAAAAATAATTACAAGAACAAAAAATAATCAGGCAACATATAAAAAACCTGTGCACCTTCATTTATTGCAAAAAGAATCTACAAGAAAATCTGTTGATAAAAATAGAATCTTTTTATTGCGACAATGGATAGAAGATAATTATTTTATATATAAGGGCAAATTTGTTCACGATGAGATTGTAGCAAAAGAAAGACGCAGGAGTTTATTAGCCCAATTTGATTTAATTCAAAATCTTGGACTAAGAATTGGAGAATGTCTTGCTCTGACTTGGGATGATATTGAGGTCAAAAGTTTTCAAGGCAAAAAAGTTGCTTATATAAGAATTAATAAACAACTTGAATTGCGTACAGGTAAAATAAAGGCCACCAAGGGCACAAAAGATACCTCTCTTTATGGCGATGTCAAGTTGGCAACTGCCGTGCTTCCTGAAAGCTTAGAGACGCTAAAAAGATTACAACCAAATAATTTAAAATTAAATAATATTGTCTTTCCTAACCTGGAAGGAAAATATGATTTACGTCTAGTGCTAAACAGACAAATGAAAAAAGGAAGTAAAGCACTTTGGTTGGAAACATCAGAACACATTTCACCTCATACATTAAGACACGCTATGGCTACTTATTTTGTTAAAAAGCATGGTAAGAATCGAATTGGTGAACTCAGTGCATTGCTAAGGCATGAGTCAGGACAACATTTTACTGAATTAAAGTATGTTGCAAACCTGGATAAAACAGATGACCAGTTATATCACGAGGCTACGCTGACTGATAATTTATATGTATAATGGAGAATAAAATGACTATAAACCTTGATGAAGAAATAACAATTATTTGCAAGAAACATGGTGAGTTTAAAATGAAGGCAAAAGACCACATTGGTGAGAATGATGAAAAGGTTGCTTATGGTTGCCC